GCATTCCAGACCGCTTTCTCTCGCGCGGCCGGCGGCCGTGCGAGAGAAAGCGGTCTGGAATGCCGACGCCAGCCGTTGGGAGGATGGGCCGTATTGGTATGACCAGCGCGCGGCTGATGCGGCGGTTTCGTTCTTTCACAAACACCTGAGGTTCACCGAGGGCCAGTGGGCTGGTCAGCCGTTTCTTCTGGAGCCCTGGCAAGAGCACGACATCATCCGGCCGACCTTTGGGTGGAAGCGCGCCGACGGGACGCGGCAGTATCGGCGGGTCATCTGCTGGGTGCCGCGCAAGAACGGAAAGACGGAGCTGGCGGCCGGCGTCTCGTTGCTGACGCTGCTGGGCGACGGCGAACAGGGTGGGCAGGTCTATTCGATCGCCAAGGACAAGGATCAGGCGCGCCTGGTCTTCTCCAAGGCCGGGGCCATGGTCAATCTGTCGCCGGACCTGTCGGCGCTGCTGGAGCCGTTCAAAACCTCGATCTACTGCGCCGAGCTCAACGCCAGCTTCAAACCCCTGTCGGGCAATGCCGGTGGCAAGCACGGCCTGTCGATGTCGGGTCTGATCGGCGACGAGATCCATGAATGGCCCTCGGGCGACCTCTACACCTTCGTCCACCAGTCGTCGGGCGCGCGTCGCCAGCCGCTGGAGTTCCTGATCAGCACGGCCGGTCAGCGGATCGGGTTCGGCTGGGAAACCTGGGAATACTGCCTGAAGGTTCGCGACGGCGTAGTCTCGGATGACGAGACGCTGGTCGTCATCTATGCGGCCGACCCGGCAGCGGACTGGACACTGGAAGAGACCTGGCGGTCGGCGAACCCGAACTATGACGTGAGCGTCAAGGCAGACTACCTGCGGGCCGAATGCCTGAGGGCGCAGGAGTCGCCCCGGCATGAGAACGATTTCAAACGCTACCACCTGAACCTATGGACCGAACAGGCCGTGCGCTGGCTGCCGATGGATCGGTGGCGCGAGCTTGCCGGCGAGATTCACTGGTCGGAAATGGCCGAGGCCAACCGCGGTCGGCGGTGTTTTGGCGGCGTTGACCTGGCCGCGACGACCGATCTGACGGCCTCGCTGCTGGTTTTTCCGCCGGATGATGACGTGAAGGTCTGGCGGTTCCTGCCGCGGTTCTTTGTGCCGGGCGAGGCTATCGCGAACCGGGTTCGTCGCGACCGTGTGCCCTATGACCAGTGGGCTCGATCCGGCGCGCTGATCGCCACCGAAGGCAACGTCGTCGATTACGACTTCGTCAAGACCCAGATCCTGGCGGACGCCGAGATGTTTCAGATCGAGCGGTTCGGTTTCGACCCGTTCAACGCCCTGCAGGTGATGATTCAGCTGGGCGGCGAGGGCCTGCCGACAGAGAAGGTGCGGCAGGGCTTTCTGAGCCTGTCCGGGCCGTCGAAGGAGCTGGAACGGCTGCTGCTCAGCGGCATGTTCGAACATGGTGGCCATCCGATCCTGGATTGGTGCGCCAGCAACGTCGCCATCGAGATGGACGCGGCCGGCAACATCAAACCGTCGAAGTCCAAATCGACCGAACGGATCGACGGCATCGCGGCGCTGGTCACGGCACTGGCGCTGGCGAACTCGGATGAAGGTGCCGCGACAATGGCCTCGCCTTGGGACGACCCGACTTATAGCCTGATGGGGGCCGCATGAAGCTGTTCGGCCGCAACATTGGCAAGACCGAAACCCGTGCCTCGCCGGAGAATCCGCGCGTCCCCGTGAGCGCGGCCAACTTTCTGCAGTTCTTCAACGTCCAGCCCGGCGGGCTTCCTGCCGTCACGCTGGATTCCGCCCTGACGGTGCCGGCGGTGGCGGCCTCGGTTTCGTTCCTGTCCCGCTCGCTGGCCAACCTGCCGCTGCATGCTTACCGGGACGCAGGCGATGCCGGTTCGGTCCGCGCGGGTGGCAAGCTGCAGCGCGTTCTGAACGAGGCCCCGAACACCGAGTGGAGCTCTTTCGGGTTTCGCCAGTATTTCTGGCAGCAGGTCTTTACGGGCGGTCGCGGGCTGGCCTGGATTGAGCGGGTCGGTCCCAACGTGGATGCCATCTGGCCGATCGACTCGACCCGCGCGACGGTCAAGCGCGTGGCCGGCCGGAAGCTCTACACCTTCGAGGGCAAGGAATACCCCGCCGCCGACGTGATCGACGTTCCGTTCATGCTGCAGTCGGACCAGTTGGCCGTTCACTCGCCGCTGGTCATGGGTGCCAAGGCAATCGGCCTGGCCATTGCGATGGGCGACTATGCTTCCGGGTTCTTTGCCGGCGGCGGCGTTCCGCCCCTGGCGCTGACCGGGCCGATGCCGGCCGGGGCTGAGGCCGTCAAGCGGGCGCAGGCTGACATCAAACGGTCGATTGACGCGGCGAAGAGCGGCAGCGAGGCGATCTTCCCGATCCCGGCGGGATATGAGCTGAAGCCGGTCGGCTTCGACCCGGCCAAGGGTCAGATGACCGAGGCGCGGCGGCTGCAGATCGAGGAGATCGCGCGGCTGTTCAACCTGCCGCCCGTCTTCCTGCAAGATCTGACTCACGGCACGTTTTCCAATACCGAGCAGCAAGACCTCCACCTTGTGAAGCACCTGATCGCACAATGGGCCAAGGCGCTGGAAGAGGAACTGAACCTCAAACTGTTCGGCGCGGCCAATAACCGGCGCTACGTTGAACACTCCCTCGACGCCATGATGCGAGGCGACTTCAAGTCCCGCATCGAAGGCATGGCCCGCGGCATCCAGACGGCGCTCCTGACACCCGACGAGGCCCGCGCCCTCGATAACCGCGCTCCGTATGCCGATGGTGTCGGAGCCAAGCCCTACATCCAGGGTGCAACCGTGCCCCTCGGAAGCCAGCCACAGGACGGAGCGACCTCGCCCGCCGATCAAGGAGGGTCCGTTGACCCAGATGCGTGAGGCTGAGACCCGTTCGCTGACGCTCCCCGTGGAGCGTAGGGCGGACACCATCGTCGGCTATGCGGCGGTGTTCGGCGGTGAAGCGGACATCGGCGGGTCATTCCGCGAGGTCATTGCGCCCGGCGCTTTCACCGAGACGCTGAAGACGGCGGACGTGCGGGCATATTTCGACCACGACCGCGGCCGGGTTCTGGGCCGGTCCAAGGCCGGAACGCTGCGCCTGAAGGAAGACGACAAGGGGCTGGCGGTCGAGATCGACCTGCCCGACACCTCGGACGGCCGGGACGTGCGCGCCCTTCTGGAGCGCGGCGACATCGACGGCATGAGCTTCGGTTTCGTGGTCACGCATGACGAATGGGACGAGACCTCTGATCCGCCGATGCGGACGATTCATGCGGTTTCGCTGCGCGAGGTCTCCGTGGTTTCGGAGCCGGCCTATGGCGACACCTCAATCGCGCTCCGGGCGCTGGACGCCAAACGCGAGATGACGAAGGCGGAGCGCGCCGAACACAACCGCATCAAGGCAGAGGCCCGGATCGCAGAGCGCAAGGCCGCCGCCGAACACAAGTTCCGCCGCATCGGCTGACACTCTTTCCCGGCTCCTCAGGGGGCCGGAGCCTATCGCCCCCTCGGGTGGATGGGACACTGGCTGCGCCATTCCGGCAGGCCAGATTGTTTTGACACCTCAACCCTTCCCCGATGGAGAATATCAATGTCGATCACCGACCTGAACGAAAAGCGTGGCCGTCTGGTCACCCAGGCCCGCGAGGCCCTGGAAGAAATCAAGACCAACACCGACGAAAGACGGGCCGCTGAACTGAATCAGCGCCATGACGCGATCATGGCCGAGTTCGACAAGATCGAAGGCCTGATCGAGCGTGACGCCCGCGTGTCGGCCGCTGAAGCCCGCGCGGAAGAAGCCCGCGCCAAGCTGCGTCCGATCCCCGGCGACACCGCGACCTCGGCCGCCGATCAGGGCAAGGCCCCGCAATACCGCGATGCCTTTTATGCCATGCTGCGCGCCGGCGGCAACGTGTCGGACCTGTCCGGCGAAATGCGCGCCGCCCTGAAGGCCGGTGTCCAGCACGACGCCGAATTCCGCGCCCAGACGGTCGGCACCAACTCGGCCGGCGGCTTCGTCGTTCCGGTCACGCTGGCCGAGATCATCGTCAAGTCGATGGCTGCCTGGGGCCCGATGTACGACGACGACATCTGCACCACCATCAACACCTCGACCGGTGAGCAGATCAACATCCCGACCGTCAACGACGTGTCCACGGCGGTCGCCAAGACCACGGAAGGCTCTGCGCTGACCGACGACGGTGGCGTGGATGTCACCTTTGCCCAGAAGAACCTCAACGCCTACCTGTTCGACACCGAGTTCGTGCGCTGGTCGCTGGCTCTGTCGCAGGACTCCATCTTCAACATGGAGCAGCTTCTGGGCGAACTCCTGGGCGAGCGCCTCGGCCGCCGCGCCAACCTCGAGCTGACGACCGGCGACGGCACGGGCGATCCCAACGGCATTGTGACCGCTTCCAGCCTCGGCAAGACCGCCGCGGCTGTCGCCGCGATCACCGCTGACGAACTGATCGACCTCCAGCACTCGGTTGATCCGGCCTATCGCCAGTCGCCGAAGGCCCGCTTCATGTTCAACGACTCGACGCTGGCGGCCATCCGCAAGCTGAAGGGCGGCGACGGCCAGTACATCTGGCAGATGGGCGACATCCGCTCGAGCGTTCCGGGCACCTTGCTGGGCTCGCCCTACTCGGTCAACCAGGCCGTCGCCTCGCTGGGCACCGGCAACAAGCCGGTCATCTTCGGTGATTTCGGCAAGTATTACGTCCGCAAGGTGGGTGCGCCCATCATCGGCGTGATGCGCGAACGCTTCTGGCCGGATCTGGGCATCGCCGGCCTGATCCGCTTCGACGGTGAACTGGGCGACACCGCCGCCGTCAAGCACCTGGTCAACGCCTGATCCCTCTAGGGGCGGTCCATCCCGGGCCGCCCCGCCCTCTTTTGGAGATAGGCGATGTCCTACAATCAGATCGGCTACCGGAACGCGGACGGTGTCCTCGTTACCCAGGGCCAAACTGCGGTCACGCAGGCGTCCAGCATCACCACGGGCGTCACCTGTTCGGCCTATTCCGGCGTCATCACGACTGTCTCCCAGACCGTCGCGGCCGGCGCGGAGGCGGAATTCACCGTCACCAACACCAATGTGGCGGCGACCGACGTGGTCGTGGCCTGCATCAAGACGCACACCTCGGCCGGTGACTTTATCGTTGCCGTGTCGGCGGTGGCTGCGGGTTCGTTCAAGCTGCGGCTGACCAACCTTCACGCCTCGACGGCCGGCAACAACGTGCTGGTCATCAACTTCATCGTGCTCAAGGCTGCGGCCTGATGCGTATCCGGATGGTGGTCGGGCTTTCGGGTCCGGCCATCAGCCTTTCTCCGGGCGATGAGGCGGAATTCCCGCAGGCCGAGGCCTTGCGCCTGGTCGAGGCCGGCTATGCCGTGCCTGTGGCCGAGGCCAAGATCGAGCGGGCTGTGAAGCCGACCCGCAAGGTGGAGAAGCGATAATGTGGCGATCCGTTTCGGTCACATCAGCGCCGGCCGCCGAACCGCTGACCACGGCGGACGCCAAGGCCCATCTTCGCGTTGACCACTCGGACGACGACACCCTGATCGCCGCCACCGTCGCGGCGGCGCGGGCGCACGTCGAAGCGCGGACAGCGACCCGGCTCTATACCCAGACGGTCACGATGAAAGCGGAAAGCTGGGATGACTTTGCCAGCCTGCCGGTGGCCCCGATCCAGTCGATCGCGTCGGTCTCGTATGTGGACACGGCCGGCACGGCGCAGACCCTCTCGACCGACTATTACGAAGCGCGCCTGTTCGGCCTCGAGCCCGGCCTGGCGCTGAAGTTCGCGCAGTCGTGGCCGCCGATGCAAGATGGCTCGCTGCTGACTGTGGTCGCCGTCGTTGGCTATGGCGGGGCCGGAACCCAGCCGCCCGAGGTCATGCACGCGATCAAGCTGATCGTCGGGGATATGTATGAACACCGCGAGACCGTCGGCTCTGGCGCGATCTCGCTGCCGGTCGCGACGACGGTCGATGCGCTGCTGGCCAATCACCGAAAACACCTGATCTAAGGAGCGCCGCATGGCCGACATCTCAATCACCGCCGCCAACGTGGTCGCGGGATCTGACGCGGTTCGCGAATCCGGCACCGCCGGCGCGACTGTCACCGCCGGTCAGCTGGTCTATCTCGACACCTCCGACATGAAATACAAGCTGGCCGACTCCAACGGCGCGTCGGCCCTTCGTGTGCCGAACGGCATTGCGCTGAACGGTGCCTCGAACGGCCAGCCGCTGTCCATCCAGAAGGGTGGGGACATCACCATCGGCGGAACGTTGACCGCTGGCGTGGCCTATTATCTGTCCGACACGCCGGGCGGCATCTGCCCGGTCGCTGACCTGGGGTCCGGCGAATATCCGTGCATCGTCGGCATCGCCAAAAGCACCTCGGTGCTGTCGGTCAACATCCAGCCCTCTGGCGTGGCGCTCTAAATCATGGCGCTCGCGGCGGGCAAAATGGACCGCCGGATCACGCTGGAGCGGTTCACCGAGACCGTCGATCCGTTCAACGAGCCGGTCAAAGCCTGGGGCGCTCTGGCAACACGCTGGGCGTCCTATGAGCCGATCAGCGACGGCGAGCGGTTCCGGGCGGGCGAGACAACGGCCACGGCCTCGGCGCGTTTTGTCATCCGGCACTCGGCAGCGGTCGCGGACTTGAACCCGAAGGACCGACTGATCTTCGACGGCGCGGCGTGGCAGATCCTGCACGTCAAGGAGATCGGCCGGCGCGAGGGCATCGAGATCAGCGCGACTGTCCGGG